TCCTTTTGGCGGGTGGCTTCCTCAATCAATCTATCTGCCTGTTCTTTAGAGATAGTACCGGCCTCATCCCGCTGCCGAATTATCTCTTTCACCACTTCGCTATATTGCTCTTCAGCGGCCTGAATAGCCCCATCCTTTTGTTCGATACTGTTTTTGACTACTTCGGCAGCCTGGGTAGCTGTAATTTCTCCTGCTTGGGCTTTCATTCGCTCCATAATAGCTTTGGCTTCCACTTCATTTTCCGATAGAACCTGAATACCGTTTTCCACCATCTGCCTTTGGATAGCATTGATTTCTTCCTGCTCAGACCTAGTGAGTGTTCTTTTCTCTGCACTGGCAGTATCTAGGATTTTTTTAATCCTTGCCTCCCCGTCAGCGATGACTTGCTTTTTCTCTTCGTAACCCTGTTGCATATTAATTAAAATCTGATCCTGTTCAGCTTGAGATAAAGCGGTGCTGCTAGTGACAAAGCTTTGAATTTTAGCCAGGGACTCTTCATGATGTTTATCTAACCCGGTTTGTATTTGGTCAGCCATTTGTGAAAAATTCCCGGTAATATTTTCTGCCATTTCTTTGGTCACTTCCTGGCCGCTCCAGGATAGTTGGTTTAAAGCTAAAGTCGCCTGGTCGTTAAGCTCTAAAAACCCGCCTACCGCTTGTTTGGTGGATTCAGAAACCTTATCACCAAATAATTCAATAGCTGGGATGCTTACCTGATTTAAGTGTTTATACAATGCGGCGCCAGCTATGGTCAGTCCAGCTATAGCCGTTACTGCAATTCCTACCGGACCGGTGAGAACTGTAAAGGCACCGGCTAACGCTCCAACTGCAGGTGTAGCTGCGGCCGCCCCGGTAGTAGCAAGGGCCAGGGCTCCAGACATAGATGATAAAGTCCCCACCACAGAACCGAAAGCACCGATAAGCTTCCCGCCAATCAGCACAAGGGGACCTATGGCTGCAGCAAGAGCCGCAACTTTTACAATGGACTCCTGGGTGGCCGGGCTAAGATTAGCAAACCAGTCTACCAACCGTTGAAGCATTCCCACCAGCTTGTTAAGGTGAGGGAGAAGTATCTCGAAAATATTAATAGCCAAACCCTCTAAACCGGATTTTAATACTGTAATACCTCCCTGCAGGTTGTCCTCCATCATTTCAGCCATTTCTTTAGCAGTGCCGGTATAACTTCTGGTAGCAGTCGTCAGTTTTGAGTAATCAGCCTCCCCGGTATTGATGATGGCTAGCATCCCACTCATAGCTTCTTTACCAAAGATGGTGGCGGCATACTGGGCCTGTTGCTCTTCGGTAAGGTCGGCAAACTTAACCCTTAGTTCATCCATTACATCTTTAAAGGGTAGCATGTGCCCACTTGAATCAGTAATAGATATTCCTAGCTCCTTTATAGCAGTAGCCATTTTATCTGTAGGATTGGCTAGGTTTGCAATAGCAGTTTTTAAGGATGTTCCTGCCTGGCTACCTTTAATTCCTGCATTGGCCATAAGTCCTAAAGCCAGTGCTGCATCTTCTGCCGAATATCCTAGGGCACCAAAGAGGGGTGCTACATATTTAAAGGACTCCCCTAGCATGGCCACATTGGTATTACTGTTAGAACTGGCACTTGCTAAAAGGTCTGCAAAATGAGAAGCCTCCCTCGCTTCCATACCAAAAGCAGAGAGAGCATCGGTGACGATGTCGGATACTAGCCCTAAATCTTCACCACTGGCAGCCGCAAGCATCATGACACCCTCTAAACCGTCAAGCATTTGGGTAGTATCCCACCCTGCCATAGCCATATATTTAAGTCCTTCACTGGCCTCAGAGGCACTGAACTTAGTGGTTGCCCCCATTTCCTTAGCCTTTTCTTCTAATCTTTTTAAATCTTCACCGGTGGCACCACTGATGGCTTGCACCTGGCTCATCCCGGCCTCAAAATCTGAGCCTACCTTTACTGCCACAGTGCCTAACCCTACCAAAGGTGCAGTTATTTTCATGCTAAGGCTTTTACCTACACTTTCCATCCTTTTACCGATCTGCTGCATAGATTGGCCTAAAGGCTCCAGGCTTTTGCTTAGCTTATACCAGCCGGAAGATTGAACTTCGATTTCCCGGTTTAATGCCTTTAGGTCCTTTTCCATATTGACCAGTTGGGTTTTAGCGTTATTTAGTTTTATCTCTAAATCTTGGGTGGCTTTGGCATCGGCTCCTTTGGTTTCTACAGATTTTTTATGGGCTGCTTCCAACGCCTGTACCTTTTGCCGTTGCAGCTGGGTTTGTTTAGTAAGACTATCAGATTTAAGCTTTAAACCATCCAATTCTTTGCCGTGTTTGCCCATCTCGGCACTGGCTAGCTTAAACTCAGACTGCACCTTTCTCATTTCTCTATTTAAAGCACCGATACCATTTTGAAAGCCGGTGGAGTCTAGGCCGATTTTGACATTTAATTGCCCGATTTCTTTTGCCATCATTTCACCACCTTTGGGGCATAAAAAAAGCACCTGGGATTAGGTGTTATAGGATTTCATCAATGTATACTTTTATAGATTTCAACTTTTTATTTAAAAGCTTTAGATAGTAAATAAGATCCATGGTATCAATCTCATTCATGGTCCAGCCCTGTTCAAGGAGAGATAAATACAGTTTGTCGATAAACTCCTGGGGCTCCATGGCATTCCCCTCTAGGAGTTTTTTCCTTCACCCTGGGTTGCGGCACTTAGTTGGCCTGTTACCTCATTGATACATTTATTAATCACGGGAAGCAACTCCTTAGATGCCAGACCATCGTAGACATCATCCCTTGTAAAACGATTGCCAAACAGTTCTACAATGTAATCGATTAATCTATCTAACCCTTCTGGAGAAATATTCTCAAAATCTATCCCTTGGGATACTTCGATGGTTCTTCTTACCATACGAGCCGAGATAAAGCCTGCAGTGTAGGTCTTTTCCTTACCATCAATTTTTAATGTAATATCCACTGAATTAACCCTCCCACTCCAGAGCATCGCCAGGAACTTTTTCAAACCAAGTATCGGCTCCAGTAAAATCCTCGCTGTCCTCATCAGCTGTATGCTTCCACTGCCCATCATGGAGCCTGGGCATAAAGGTAAAACTGATGCTCGGGGTTTTGTGCTCCACGCTATCTTTTTTAGTAGAATAATCCTCGGCCATAGGCTGGGCCACACCTTTTAAGAGCCATACATAACGGTATTTCCCGTTAGACTTTAGGCTTTTAAAGCCCAAGGCAATATAAGGTGGAATGTCAGCTTTATTTTCTATCAACACCCCATCTACAATCTCATTTCCTAGCAGCTTTGCTCTTACAGCAAGAGGCAAATCAGCTGTCCCTACTTCTACATCGATTTTCCCTAATGTTGAAACGGATTCCCACAGCTGATCATCTGCATACAACTCTTGGGTATCCACGGCGGGATTAATAGTGGCTTCAATTGCCCCCGCTATGGGTTTTGGAGTTTCATAAATCAGCTCCTCAGCGGTATCTTTGGTTAAAATAGCAAAATGCAAGTTGTTTAATCCTACTTGTGCCATCTACAGCACCTCCTTAAAAAATCGCATTGCTTTATGATAAATTTTCAAATCATTTTCATATAGGTCATAAAAGTACTGTTTCGTAAAGCCCGCAGCCAACATTTTTTTATGGACAGCATTAACCAAATTGGTATAGTCCCCCTTACTCCATACATCGATTTGCACATAATAGCCGGTAGTACGTTCCTTGTCATCAGCATGCTGCTCCGGTTTTTCTAGGTAAGTAAAAAAGGTGATATATGGATCTGCAGTTCCGGTATAAGTCTGAAATCGTACCGGTACCCCAAGACCTTCTAGTGCTGTCATCACCCCTTGGTTTATACTCATAGCTCCAACCCTTTTCTCAATTCCTCAGCTATTTTATCCACTACTTTATCTTTAGAGTTTTCATAACCCCTGGCCATAAAGGGATTAGCCCTCATTTTGACGGTGCCAAATTCCACAAATCTTCCATACCACCCCTCTTTACCCGGTCCCACTTCCACATGCTTCATTCCGTCCTTAGTTTTAACTCCTGAAGCCTCAATGCTTTTCTTCAAAGTACCGGTTTTATGAGGAGCTTCTTGTTTAATAGCTTCTTTAACTATTTCTCCTGCTTCACGCAGAGCTTTATTTTCAATCCTGCTTCCTTTAGCACCTAGTTTTTCAACCTCAGTAATTAAATCCTCTATACCTTCTAATTTAAGGTCCGTCACTAGCCTCCACCTCCAAGGCTTTAATCTCCATAAATCTGTTTTGATATTTGATATTGTCAATTGAAATAATGTTATACTGTCTTCCCTGAAAGAGTATCCGCATAGAAGTATCAAGGTTCGGCAGATACCTAATGGTAAACTTCACTGTATTTTCCGCTTGGATGGCAGCGGCTGCGAAATACTCCCGACCATGCAGATTACTGGCAGCCGCCCAAACAGTTTTATAATCCTCCCAGGCTTCTACCTCAAAACCCCTTTCGTTAACACTGGTAGTAAGTTTTTGAAAGGTGATCCTGTGTCTTAAATCCCCAATCTCCATCTAATTCACCAGCTTTCCTTGCGGTAGGCAAAAAGAAGCCGTTTTAAGACATCCAAAATTTCTTTAATAGAGGCTCCTTCTCGCTTTTCATACATGGCTGCTACCCCATAAAGAAGAGCCTGCTTCACTGTTTCCGGCAGTGTTTCAAATTCACTTAAAGGAAAGCGTAGTATTCCTTCACATAGCTCTATGGCCGTATCTAAAAAAGAAGCGATGAGGGCGTCCTCCTCATCACCATTAATCCGAAGGTATAGTTTTACTTCTTCCAAAGACAGCACACCCTCACCTCCCCCTCTATTAGCTTGATTCCATCAGTCCAGCAGCCTTAAGCTTAGCTAGCAGGGCGTTAAAATCTTCCTTTATAGTCTCAACGGTTGTAGCTTCACTGTCCCCTTGGCTTGCTGCCGGCTTTAACTCTTTACCTTGGAAGGTAAGTTTTCCGCTTAACCCAATCTCCAGTTCTCCTTCCACAATCCATTTCTCGCCGCCTTGCTCCTTATAATTTTTTATGTTACTCATGAGCACTCACCTAAGCTTTCATTTTGAGGATTTTAACAGCTTCTTTTAAGATCAATTTGCCATCTACCCGCTGGGTAGCCCGAAAGCCTACTTGACCGGTAGCTGCATAAAGTTCATTTAACCGCTGAAAGGCCCTGCCCTGGCGATCTGCTATCCAGTAATAACCGAAATCCCCAAAGGCGATCACCTTAGCCCCAGGCTCAATAGTAGGCACATAGGCGGAAGTTTTCACCGGCCGATTTAAAATAGTATCCGGCTCTCCTGCCTTTACTGAAGGCTGCCAGAGATACTGACCCTGGCCGTCTTTGAGCTTACGGATTTCTTTCACCGTTGCATCGTTGGTAATGAATGTGGCCCGCTTTCGATAGGGAGATTTTAAGGAATAAAAGAGATCAAAGATCTCGTCCATCTTAATACTTGCCGTTGAAGTAGTAGCTCCAATTTCTCCACCATAGGTATCATCAAAGATACCAGCCGGCTTACCACCACCATCTCCTACTAAAAAGGCTTCTTCTTCCTTAGCCCCAATACGACGGGCAAACTCTTTAGCAATATAGCTTTCTAGGTTAAAGATGCTATCATTTAGCAGTTCCTCTGATACCTTGATCATGGTAGCCACTTTATAGGCTCCAATTGATACCTGGCCAAAAACATCATCATCTTCCGGAATGGCACCTTCTTCATCCACCCAAGCGGCAGTCCCTTTAGAGGCCACTACCGGGATCTTCTTATCCCCGCTAGAAGTAGTAATTACTTTAGCCAGCTGGCGCATAATATTTTCTTCTTCCAAAGCTTCAACCAGGGT